TGAATGGTATGGAGACCTTAGTGAAGACCTAGATGAAGAAGACCTGCAAGGTATATCTGCAGATGTTATTGAAAATTATAATGCAGATAAAGATAGCAGAGGTGAGTGGGAGTCTATGTTTGAAAGAGGCTTTGACCTTCTTGGTCTAAAGCTTGAAGAAGGTTCAGAACCATTTCAAGGAGCATGTACGGCTGTACATCCACTGTTAATTGAATCGGCTGTTAAGTTTCAATCAAAAGCTACACAAGAATTATTTCCTTCTGGTGGACCTGTAAAAACACAAATACTTGGTTCTTCAACACCAGATAAGGAAATGCAGTCAAATAGAGTTCAAAACTTTATGAACTTTCAACTTACTGAACAGATGCCTGAATACTTTGATGAATTTGAAAGAATGCTTTTTCATCTTCCTCTTATAGGTTCAGCATTTAAAAAGATTTATTATAGTTCAACATTTAAAAGACCAGTATCAGAGTTTATACCTATAGATCAATTCTATGTATCTTACTATGCTACTGATCTAAGAAATGCAGATCGTTATACACATGTAATATATAAAAGCCCTGTAGAATTACAGCAAGATATTAGAGCAGGTGTTTATAAAGATATAGACTTACCTTCTCCATCACAGCTTTCTTCCAGTGGTTTTGCAAACAAGATAGATAATATTCTTGGTATATCTCCATCATATGATAGCGATCCACAATATGTATTGCTTGAGCAACATTGTTATCTTGAGTTAGAAGAAGAAGGTGTTGCTTGTCCATACATTGTGACTGTAGAAGAACAGTCAAGAGAAGTTTTAAGTATTCGTAGAAACTACGAGCAGGACGATCCAAACAAAGAGAAACGAAGTCATTTCGTTCATTACAGGTTTGTACCAGGCTTTGGTTTTTATGGATTGGGCCTTATCCACTTTCTTGGTAATCTCACCATGTCAGCAACTGCTGCGATGCGCTCCCTCATAGACGCTGGACAGTTCGCTAATTTACCAGGAGGATTTAAGGCAAAGGGAGTGAGGATGGTTGGTGATAATGAACCAATCGCTCCTGGCGAGTTCAAGGAGGTCGAAGCAACTGGTATTGATTTGTCTAGGGCTATAGTTCCCCTGCCCTATAAAGAGCCTTCCCAAACGCTCTTCCAGATGCTTGGGTTTGTAACTGCTGCTGGTCAGAAGTTTGCAGACAGTACTGAGCAAGTTATCTCTGATGCTGCCTCCTATGGACCCGTTGGAACAACAATGGCATTGCTAGAAGCTTCAAGTAAGTTTTTCTCTGCAATTCATAAAAGATTACATAAGTCACAAAGAGATGAGTTTAGAATACTGGCAAAGATAGATCATGACTATCTACCAGAAGAATATCCATATGAAGTACCTTTTGAAGATAGAAGTATATTTAAAGCTGACTTTGATGGACGTATAGATATTATACCTGTATCTGATCCTAATATTCCAAGCAATGCTCATCGTATGATGTTGGCAAACATGGCTCTGCAAATGGCACAGCAATCTCCACCAGGTATGTTTAACATTGAGGAACTCAATAGGACTATTCTTAATGCAGCCAACATGCCTAACCTAGAACAGATACTACCACCCAAGATTGAGCCACAACCACTTGATCCTGTATCTGATATCATGGCAGTAACTAAAGGTTTACCTATTGCAGCTTTTCCTGCACAGAACCATGATGCTCATATACAGGTAAAGATGGCTTATCTTCAAGACCCTGCTAATGGTGCTAATCCTATTATGCAAAGAATTAAACCTGTACTTGAATCTAATATACAAGAACACTCTGTACTGAAGTATCAAGAGCAGATGAGTGGTGTTACAGAACAGATGATGCAACAAGTACCAGCAGAACAACAAGGCCAACCTTCTGTTATTGAAATGGCTATGGCAGAGGCTGCACAACAAGTTATGCAAGCCAATCAACAGCCACAACCACCAACACCAGAACAACAGCTTGTTATGCTTGAGCAAGAGAAGGTTAAGTTGCAGCAACAGAAACTACAATCTGATACGGCTGTTACGGCTGCTGAACTTGAACTCAAGACAAAGAAACTTGAACTTGAAGAGAATGAACAAATACTTGATATGCTTGAATCTGGTGCTGCTGATAAGTTTAAACGTGAGAAAGCTGAAGCTGATAGAGAATCCAAGAAAGAAATAACAGCAATGGATAATCTTGCTAAGATTAAGATTGAAGAAATGAAAGACGATAAAGATATAGAAGATACTAAACTTAATACTCTGTCACGTTTGGCAGTTGAAGAAATGAAAAAAGGAGAAGACTAATGATGAAAAAGGGTAAAGGTTATCCTGATCATGTCAAGAATACATCTAAAACTTATGGTGATCCATTTAAAAAAGATGTTTGGGGTGGTCGTAGTATGAGAAGCGCACTCAATGAGTGGGATGATTTTTCTTATGAAATGCCAAAACCTAAAAAAGGTACTAAGAAAGCTACTATTTAGTTCCAATGGATATTTGGGATGAAGTCGTGCAGGGCTTCAATAGTGAAATTGAAAGATTAAAGACTTCACTAGGAGATGGTTCTGCTGAAGACTACGCACATTACAGACAAGTTGTTGGTTCAATACAAGGTTTGGAATGGGCAAGGAATAATTTAACTGAGATTATTAAAAAAAGGATATATGAAGAGGATTAAATGAGACAGGTGCAGATGGGTAATGCGTTGAAAAACGATGAGTGGATTGATGCAGAAGATTTAGAGTTAAAGAATTTACCAGTATTACCTGGTTTTCACGTTCTAGTGCAACCAGTATCAGTAAAGAGTAAAACAAAAGGTGGTATATTTATACCAGATTCTACCAAAGATGACATTAGTTATCTAACAACAGTTGGACAAGTAATTGCTTTGGGTGATCTAGCCTATAAAGATACTGATAAATTTCCTAATGGTCCTTGGTGTAATGTCGATGACTATATATGTTATGGTAAACATGCTGGTACAAAGCTTTTTTATCAAGGTGTTAGATTAATATTACTTTTTGATGATCAAATTATAATGAAAGTAGATGATCCTAAAGACCTTGATCCTACATTTAACTTAGGAAAAGGATCAGCTTGATTTGCAAAAACATTGAAAGTATGATATAATAGTATAGTAATTAATATTTACGTAATACGTTTGTTTCGTAAACAACGAGGTAAAAAGAATGGCAAAAGACGACAGTTGGGAAACTGTAGAAATCCCAAATAATGAAGATAAAGTAGAATATGAAGTTGAAGAAAAGGTTGTAGAAGCAGCACAACCAGAACCTGAAGTTAAAGAAGAAAAGGTTGAAGCTCAAGAAGAACCTCAAGAACTTGAAGGTATAGAGACTTCAGGAGCGCAGAAAAGAATTAGGCAACTTGTTAAACAACGTAAAGAACGTGAAGAACAAGTAGCTTTGCTTCAAAGGCATAATGAAGAACTAACTAAAAGGTTAAATGCTAAACATTATGAAGTTAATGAGATTAATAAGGTTAGTCTTAATGCTTCAGAAAAACAGTTAGAAGATAAAATTCAATTAGCCAGAGCAGCATATCTTGACGCATTTGAAGAAGGTGAGAAAGAAAAACTTCTTACTGCACAAGAAATGCTTAATGAAGCACAGAATGATTTAAAAGCTGTTACATCAGCAAAAATAAATTATGAAAAAAGGGAACAACAAGCAGTACAGCAGCCAAGGCAACAACAAGTAGTACAACCCCAACAACCTGTGACTGACCCTAAAGCAGAAGAATGGGCATCATCTAATGATTGGTTTGGTAAAGATAATATTATGACTGCTGCAGCACTTGCTATAGATGCAGAATTAAAAGAAGAAGGTTATAATCCAAACGATAATGAATTTTATCAAGAGGTTACTAACAGAATTAAAGTTGCTTTTCCACATAAATTTGGAGAAGCTGAAGAACGTGTGCAGGAAACTACGTCAAGTCCTGCTCAAGTGGTATCGGGGAGTTCTCGCTCCTCCCCAAGTTCTAAAGGAAAAGTTAAACTCACACAAGAAGATATGAGATTAGCTGAGAAATGGAATATACCCCTTGAAACATATGCTGCCCAGAAGCTTAAAGTAACAAAAGCTGATGGTGAGTATACAGATGTTTATAATAAGTAGCGTGGGAGAACAAAATGAATACAACACGAAATGAACAACGTAGTGACAGTTTAAGAGAACAGAATACAAGAGAAGAAGAATGGACCTTTGAGGAACCCGATGCCCTCTCCATACCAGATGTGGTACAAGCACGTTTTGATAATGAAGGCATGGCCCTTCGTTGGATACGTATATCGTTAAAAGGTCAAGATGACATCACAAATGTTGGTAAGAAACAACAAGCAGGATGGGTCTTCGTAACTCCTGATGAAGTTCCTGAAATGGCTGTTACATCCTTCGTAAGGGATGAAGGCCGATACCTTGGTACAGTCTGTCGTGGAGACTTAGCTTTGGCTAAAATGCCAGCAGGTAAGGTAAAGGCTAGGAGAAAGCACTATGAGACAAAAGCGAATGACATGATGGATGCTGTAAACGCACAACTCATGAAAAACTCTGACTCTCGTATGCCTATCTCCAATACAAGTAAATCAGTAACAACAAGAGGAAGGCGACCTTCTTTTCAGAATTAGTCTTCTTCATAATTAAGGAGATGAAACAATGTCTACTACTAAAGCATTTCGTGGTTTCATTCCTGCTCGTAAAAAAGGTGGTAACTATAATAATGAGGCTGTAACCGATATGATCACGTTGACTTCAACGGGTCAGGCGCAGTCACCATCTAACAATATTTTCACTGGCGATCCAGTGGTAATGCCAGGAGCTAACTTTGCAACTATTTCACCATATGTTGCAAGTACTCTTAAACCTTCTGGTGTTTTCATGGGATGTCAATATGTTGAAAATGGCGAACAGAAATTCGCTCGTTATTGGAACGGGGGAGTAAGTGCCACGGATATTAAATTCTTTGTAATAACTGATCCTGATCAGACTTATTACATTCAAGCGTCCTTGTCACTGTCAGCGGCTGAGTTGGCAATTGTCAAGAACTATAACGTAACTGTCAGTTCTACTGCTTCATCTGGTAATACAACTACTGGTCAATCCAGTTATTACCTTGATGGTGCAAG